GTCAGCATAAAGAGTCCTTTCTTTAACTCATTGCCGTTGTCGTCTTCTTCCTGATAGTTCACCTTCAATAAAGGCAGAAGGTTACCCGTGGACTCCTGTGACTCCTGCTGAACGCCCATGGCAGCCAACAGTTCGTTTTCAGTCATCCCATTGTATAGTGCTACTTCACTCATAAATAACATTTCCATTTAGCCAATTTGATCCACTCTTTATTTCAATGGCGAGTGGAATTACCATATCGTAATTAAACCGCTGTTTGACTTCAATTGCAACCCCTTCCATTCCGTCGATCAAGATTTCTTTCATGATCTCCTTCTCTCCAGGATATACATCAATCACGATACTGTCGTGGACAGTCAATACAAATAGCGATTTAACCTGTCGATCCTTCATCTCAGATGCCACACGTATACACGCAATCGGTACGATGTCTGCCGTAGCAAACGACTGTACTGGATAGTTCACGATCTGTGTTGCGTACGAGATTCTACCATTCGGCTTACGTTCTACATGAGGCCAGTAGAACTGTCGGCCTGAAGGCAGTGTTACTGTTCCGTCTTTGAGGACTCCTCGCTTGAGGGTGTCATGCCACTGGTTAAGTCCTTCGTAGATGTTGAAGTACTCTTGGAAGTACTGTTGAACATGTGGAGCCTCCTGCGCCCCCTGACCGCCATAGAGCGGCGCAAACGTATATGCCTTCGCCTGTTGCCGTTCATCTTTAGTAATCTCGTCAGGGGACTTCTGATTGATAATAGAAGCCGTCTGTTTGTGTACGTCCTTGCCGGTCATGATGTCATCGTAGATCTGAGGATCTTTAGACAGCTCACCTGCCACCCTGAACTCCAAGCCACTGAAGTCAGCCTCCATAATCTCTCCACCTTCAAAGCGGGAGGACACACAGTTTCGGATAGGGAAGGTGCCACTCCGAGGTAAGTTCTGGAAGTTAGGATCTGACGAAGACAGCCGTCCGGTAGCTGTCACGCACTGGTTAAAGGTAGTGTGCAGAATCCCGTTACTCCGAGTATTGCGTCGCATACCGCCACAGAAAGACGACAGGTACACGTTCAGTGCATTGAGCCTGCGCATACCTTGCAGGAACTCAATCGCATCACTGTTACCCTTACGCTGTGCCTGACCGAGCAGGAATTGTAAGGTCACCTTATCAGTCGAGAAGCCAGTCGCAGCCACGTCCCGTACGCTACTCGGTACGAGCTTGAACCCTGCAACACGTTCTGTCGGTTTGAATACGGCACCTACGCCACTACAGTCACTGCACTTCGTACGATTCTTGTAGGGCTGACCATCCTTACGTGTCTTTTGTACAGAGCCTATGCCCTCACACGCTTTGCACTGTATGCCTTTGGTACGGTACACAAGGTCCGTGTTAGCTTTGACTGCACGAGAGAACTCCTTGGGCGACATGCGAGGACGGGGTAACGGCTTACCCTGTTTATTCAGGCCGATGTTAAACACCTCCCGCCACTTCTCACGGTCTAGCAACCGGCGAGAGTAGACTACTTCAGATAACTGAAACGGGCTATTCAGGTTAATCGGAGTGTCACCCATCACACTGGTAGCCAGCTCGTACAGGCGAGTCTGCAGTGCATTACGCTCTTCAGTGAACTCTACCTCTACCTCGTCTAACTTAGCAGTGTCGATGTGGATTCCGTTGCGCTCCATCTCTAACAGTGTAGCGAGCATCTCATTCATCATGTCCCGCACCTTACGCAACCCTGTGTACTCGGGAAGCCTGTAGTCGTGCAGTTGTGACTCGTACACTTCCAAGCAGGTTACTACGTCACCACGTCCGTACTCTTCGACGATATCGGCATCCATGGCCTCGTACCCAATACCCTTCTTGAAAGTCTCTTCCATGAGGTCTGAACGCTTCTCAGTCACCTTCCTGCGCTTGGCTGTCTCGCTCAATGACAGGGGCATCTTCTGCCCACGGGCTAAGACATACTCTCCGATCATTGTGCAGTAGTAATCACAGTCAATGTCAAAGCCTGTCTCAGTAAGCCACAGCAGGTCGTATTTAAGGTTATGGCCTACCAGTATGTCTGCCTCCTTGATCGCCTGCTGTACGGCTTTATATGAAGCCTGAGCGTCATATTCAGCGGTGTTGTGGTTAAAGAAATAGTATTCACCGGTCTCTTCACCTAACCAATGGATACCACATGAGACAAGATAGTTATCAGGGTTGAAGGGGCTATTGTCTAAGCCCCTCTCTGCCTTCTGAACGGTTGTCTCTACGTCAATCCCTAGAACACGCATCAGTCTACATACCTTGATAGCTTCGGTTGAATCTCGCAGATGACAGTACCGTGCCACCCTGTGATCTTGTTCTTGCCTACAGTTAGGTGCCGAGTGTAATCGGGTTCGTCGTCTACGCCTGACGTGTCGTGCTTACCGATACCTATGATGATATCGGCTTCAGCAAACTTACCGGTCTTACTACCTTCCATCTCAGATGGGTTGAGTCGTGTCTTACCTTCTGCATCTGCACTGGCCTGACTGATAGCAATGAATGCGGTGTTGTGTCGCTTGGCGATCTCACGTGCCTGTGTGTAGATCTCACGTAACTTCTCATCTGTACGATTGTAGTTACCGAATACTTGCACCTTGTCTAACTGATCAATTACAAGTACATCCGGCTTGTGGTTCTCACAGTATGCGTCTATCTGTTCAATAGACACACCTTGAGCATCGTACATGTTGACGCTGTCGTGGATGAGCCTCCATTCGTTTGCAACGAACTTCGGGTCTTCGTAGATCTCTTCCTTAGTCACACCCGTGAATGCGGACATGGCACGTAGCATAGAGCGTGATGCCTTCTCCTCATTGACAAACGTGTGCACGTTGGCACCCTGCTCTGCGAAACCGTCGGGTCCGTAGCACAACGAGATGTGGGCTGCGGTCTTACCTGTCTCAGGTCTGGCGAACAGAATCATCAGTTCACCTCCCGCAATTCCTGGAAGTTTATCTCTCAGTGATCGGACGTTGAAGGTCCATCGGGTGTCGTCTTCTGTCTCTTTGAGCAGTTCAAACACGTCCTTTGTACAAGGCGTGATATCAACCTGAGGCGTGAAGTCTTCACCTGTCTTCTCAAGTAGGCGTTTAATTGGGGTAAGGTCATTGATGAGTCCATGCGTTATCTGCGTTCCAATGTCAGCAATATCCCTACCAACTTCCTTCTTCCATGCACGAGATAGTACTTCTTCCGCAACAGCAGTAGAAAGTGGGGAAGCATCCGCCAACTCACGTAGTAGTATTCGTATGTTGTCTTTCTTTGCACGTGTCTCTGCGGGGTTATCAATCTCGTAAATCTCCGCCACGTCTTGTGGAGTAACGTTACCATCAGTTAGCTCGTGCGCCCGTAGAATGCTTTTGTAGATCGGTTTGTAGTCCGAGTCATCAAACATTGAGTTACGTATTCTATGCTTTTGTCCTTCATAGAATTCCTTATTGAGTAGAAGCTGAATCAGTTCCTTGTTCATCTCTGTCTCCCTTCTGTTGTTTGCTACTGCCAAATATCCGGTCCCAATTCTCCGAATACTTCTTTTCGTCCACTGGACGTTTCCAATCCCCCTTGCCGTAAGCCGGACTATTCTTCTTCTTCGGCATTAGTAACCTCCCCAGTAAGTGGGTAATCTTTCATTACTTGCTCGACAGTCAAGCCGGTGCATCCACAGACAATCGCCCATAGAATGCCATTACGACACATAGCCTCCGCTTCTTCTGGGGTTAGATCAATATTGTAGGTCGCACCACCATCTTCGTGTTCTATGATATCTAAAATTTCCATTGCATTAATCCCATAGTGCTTCGTAGTATTTACCGAACAAGCGGAACCCATTGGATATCCGATCCTGTTCCTCCTTCATACGCTCATTCGTACTGCAACGCATGATAACGTCATCCTTGTTCGCTTTGCAATCAAATGCGTAGATCATCTCATCCATGACATAGTCCCACCGTTTGAAGAAGTTCTTGTCTGTCGAGCCATCTCGCTTGTACGCTTCAATCTCAGCCAGAGTAGGCAGTAACTCTTCAGGCACGTCATCAAAGTCTACATCAGGTGCGCCGTGCTTCGTTGCCTTAAGTTGCTTCAGCATCGGCAGGATAATCGGTGCAAGAGTATGATCCATAGACCATGTATCCCACGGGTCAATGCGTATGTATTCGGGTTGTTTGTGACCCTTTATGCGATTTAATGTGTAATCAAGTACCCACTGCACAGCATATTCTAGCTTCTCTAAGAATCTCTCGTAGCGTGTGTACTCAGTCGGCCAGTTGATGAAACCGTAGCACTCAGTCATGTAGTCCGTGAAGATCCTACATCTGATTGGGTGCGGGTATTTACCTATCTTAACTTTCATCTTCACCATCCTCAAACCACTCAATATTGTAGGGAATCACATACCCTGCCGCACGTAGGAAGTTATGGAACTCACGTGTTGCCTCTTCCCATGTCGTGCCCTCACCGGACAAGGTCATAGTCATTTCCTGTATGGGCGAAGGATCTGACAGTGAACCTAATGGGCTGTCCCATACTTCTGGTGTGTATTTAAATTGAATCATTGTTTATGCCCTCTTTTTTCTATCGGAACGTCGGTGATTATCGTCTTCCAGTCTTGCCATAAACGATTTGAATGCCAACGGCTGAACAGTAACATTTAAGTTATCACTTCCTAATACATCAATTTCTATACCCATCTTCTTGTACTCACGTGTAATTTTATTTAAATCAGATACAGATATTTCTGTTTCTTTAGTCTCTAATCTACACACGTGAGACTTAGACAAGCCGACCCTCTTAGCAAATTCAACTTGCGACCACCCAGTAATTGCACGTGCAGTACGCAACGCAACTACTAGTTTTACTTTATCTAGCTCTTCATTGTATTTGTTCATATATTACTCCTCGTTAATAAAATCCTTTGTATACCTTTCAATCGCATCTTCTAAGTCATTACAAAACATACCTGCGGGGGTAGGCTTGTTGGGTGCTGGCTTCAGTTGATCGACTAGCACACGCCACCGATCATACGCCTCATAATCATCCTCCATGTCAGCTTCATTGGATAGGAACAGTGCCCACACGTAAGCGCACTCCCCTGTCAACCCTGTAGTGTATCCATACGGACGTTCTATATACGGTAGCTTACTCATGCCGCTTTCCCCCATGGCTTAGTGATTGTCCAATGACCGAAAGGTACACGTCCGTACCACTCCTTATCCCACTGTGGACGACACGATTTGGCCGGTGCATTAAAATCAATACGAGGCTTCAAGCCTAGCTCATGTTTGTGTCTTTGTAGGTACATCTTCACAGAGCTGTGAGACTTATTTAACTCTTTCGCAATAGTAATCACGGAGACACCTGAGTTGTGTAACTCCACAAGTGTATCTATATCTGCCTGATCCCACGTTTTGATCATAGTCCTGCTCCTGTTACCTGCTTCCACGAATAGCCCCGTGCAATGTCATAGATCGCATTGCGAGACACGCCAAACTTATTAGCAATTTCACTCTGCTTCAATTCGCCATCCGATAGCAGCCGATCAATCAGGCGTACGTCATCCACTGTCAGCTTCGCTGTGTGTACACGTTCGCCGTGATAGTTCTTGTTGATGTATTTACCCTGTGTTCTCACTGGTTACTCCTAGTCCTGTTGATGTGTGGGGTACGTTAGCATGGGTACATGACACTTTGCAAACACTTTTTATTACAGGCATAAAAAAGCCCCTCCGAAGAGGGGCACAACATAGGGAGTAAAGATAAGTAACGGGAGGGAATGTACCGCTACTTGGTAAGCAATGACTTAACGCATTCGGGAGTGAAATACTTCAAGTCATCTGTTAAGAATAATACTTCAGTTGTTACGTAGTCGTCAAGCCTCTTTTGTATTTTAATTGCCTTCTGTGAAGCATCCGCATCCAAGGCAACAATTACTTTGTCAAAGACACGCAACTGAGAGATGTGGAGATCGGACAGAGATGTTCCGAGTAATGCCACGCCTGTGAAGCCAGAAGCGAATACAGTGCAAGCACTAGCGCAATCTTCAACCAACACGGCAGTTCCTTTCTTATCTCCGCACACGAACATGAGATCTTTCCTTTTGTCATAACGTTTCCATTTGGGTAAGACACCCTTAGTTAGTGCTCTGCCAACTGCACCTATTACTTCTTTGTTATCGTCATAAATGATAAAGACACAACGGTTCTCTGCAATGTCGTACATGACGGTAGCATAACCTGCGTCTACTGCATACTGAATGTTTAACTGCTCCACGTATTCCGTACATATCTTACGATCAAGACACGGGAACAGTGTGTCAGGTAGCCGTAAAGGCGTTTCTTGATGGGAACTATCGGGGGTTTCACCCTTTAGGAATGCCTCTATACTAGCCATGCTTCTACGTACCGTCTTAGCACCCCTGGCATCGCAACTCGCCTTGTAGCAGTTGTACAAGACACGCCCCTCTTTGCGAGACACGGTAAAGGTGTTGTACCCTCCACATATAGGACACGAGACACGCTGCGTCTCATCATCACGAATGTCCAAGTCAGACAAGAATTCTTTTAAGTTCACTATTGACATCTCCCTACGAACTGTTCTAGTCTCATTAAACTACCTGCTGTTAAGCAAACAGTCAACAACAAAAGACACGCAATCATTAAAAGTAAAAGACACGCCATACTTAAATAGATAATAATCTATAGTAATAGATATTAACTATCATCTTCATAACTACTAACTATCATGCTACCGCAGCCATCCAGGACTAAAGTCTAATAGACCAAAGTATATGAGACTAATGTCTAGCTTCTAATCTGTACGCAATCTCTATAGAGTTCACCCTGTCGATCAGCAATCACATAGGGAGAACGACAAGATGCCTACAGAAAACAAGTGGAAAGCAGATGCAGGTAACTTCTTATTAGGTAAGACCGTTGCCGGTGTACGATATCTTACAAAGGATGAATCAGAAGAGGCGATGTTCTACAGTCGTCCTCTAGCAATCATCTTCAATGACGGTTCATACATTGTGCCAATGTCAGATGATGAAGGGAACGATGGTGGCGCATTGATGACATCATCTGAGAAACTACCTGTCATACCGGTGATGCAATGAGCTACGTTATTATTCTTATCGTTATAGTGTTACTTAAAGTAGCAGTAGGGAGAAACTAAACATGAAGTATGTATTTAAAGAGATACCGAATAACGCTGAAGGTAAACTGTTGGTTGAACTGATGCGTAAGTACTTGAATAGAGATACGTACGGCCTACGGGTACGTGGTCAATACATGAATGCGGAAGCACGTAAAAACTGGCGTAGGTATGAGATGGGTCAGCCTATTGGTCTGTCTACGCATCTACGTGTGTACGTGGAGGAGAAGTGAGATGAAAAAGTTAAGTGATACAACCTTGATGAACTTCATCCAAA